AGACCGCTCACTCGCCAACGGTTTCCGAGGGGCTGATTATCAGCCAGGACCCTGTAGGCGGGTCGTTCGCTGCTTCGGGTTCGACGGTCACGATCACGGTATCGCTGGGGCCTGAGCCTGTCTCGGATGAGCAGCCCAGCGGCGGTTGGAAGTTCCTCAGCAGTTACGAGTCGGAGTTACAGCGTAGGCGCACACGCAAGAAAGAGCGCGATGAGCTCGAGGCCGAGACCGAGCAGATTCAAGACGAGCTTGACCGCAACATCGCCCTGCTCATGCGCGAGCAAGAGGCGAAGGACGACAAGCGCAAGGACTTTGAGCGGCTAGCAGACCTTGCAAGGCAGAGCGCCGACCTTGAGGCCGCGAGGCAGTACAGCGAACGGGTCGCCACTGCTTACGCTCGAGCGATCGATAAGGGTACGTTCTCTGCGGTCGAAGCTTTGGACCGAGAGTTGAGTCGCGCTCGTGAGGAGGAGGAATTTCTCCTGACGGCGCTGTTGCTGTTGGCGGACTGATGCACGTTTACCGGCTGTTTTCGGATGATGAAGCGCGAGATATCGCGAGTCGGATCGCCGGTTGGTCTCGGGGAGTTGCCGCGAACGATCTCACGGTCAAGAAGTATAACGACGAAGCGACCGACATGGAGTTGTCTAGTCTCGTTCGAGAGTGTATCAAGGGTTGTGCGGATCTCCGCAAGGACTGTTTCGTCGAAGCCATCTCGGACCCCAAGTTCAATCGTTACCGCGAGGGTGGCGAGTACGCGGTTCACACCGATGCGGCATCGATGCAAGGGGTCAGGACTGATCTCGCTTGCACACTGTTTCTGTCCGACGACTACGAAGGCGGCGAGCTGTGCGCGAACGATCATGAGATCAAGCTAAGCCCCGGAGAGTGCGTTGCTTACGAGTGCTGGCGTCCGCACTACGTAAAGCCGGTCACGAAGGGCGAACGGATCGCAGCTATCTGGTGGATGCAGTCGTACATTCAGGAACCTGAGCGCAGGGAGTTGTTGAACATGCTGCGACGGGAGAGTGGAAGGACAACGGATGTCGATCTCTACGCGACGCTAGGCTCGGTACACGAAAAGCTCGTGAAAATGTGGTGGCGTTGAAATGGCTCAAGTCGATCTGATCGCGTTTCAACTACCCAAGACACGCTGGCAGGAGGGGAGCGCCTTCAACGTCGTAGTGTACTTTCGCCTGAGATCGACCGCAGCAGCGGCTACGCCAACCTCGATTCAGTACCGCATCGACTGCAAAACCACAGGAACCGAGGTGCTTGATTGGACGACTGTCTCGGCAGCTTCGAGCGCAACCATCGCGGTTACCGGCGCTCAAAACGCCATCCAGAACGACAGTAACGACTACGAGATCAGGCAGTTAACTGTGATGTGCGACGAAGGATTGGCGACTCAGTATCGAGGCACTGCGCGGTGGCGCGTGGAAAATCTGTATGGGTCGCCCTAGCGATTACACCCAAGAGCTTGCAGACCGTATCTGTGAGCAACTTGCGGATGGTAAATCCTTGAGGACTGTCTGCCTCGCGGACGAGATGCCGTCAAAAGCTACTGTATTCAGTTGGTTACGCACTAAGCCAGAGTTTCTAGACCAATACACGCGCGCGAAGGAAGAATCGGCCGACGCTTTGACCGATGAGATGCTCGATATCTCGGACGATGCGACTAACGATTGGATGGAAAGGCACGGCGAGTCCGAAGGCTGGCAGTTGAACGGCGAGCACATACAGCGTTCGCGGCTTCGGATTGAAACGCGCAAGTGGATAGCTTCCAAGCTCAAGCCCAAGCGTTACGGCGACAAGCTGACTCATGAGGGTGACCCTGATAAGCCCATTGTGGTGAAGGGCGCGATAGAGCTTGTCCGCCCAACCTGAGGTCATTCGCTGGCAGTTCCCCGAGAAGGCTGGGCTGCTGTTCAAGCCGGCGCGTTACAAGGTTTTGTATGGCGGTCGAGACTCGGCGAAGAGCTGGTCGATTGCTCGCGCGCTGCTGCTCGAAGGCGCTGAGCGGCCTTTGCAGGTCGGGTGCTTTCGTGAGGTTCAGAAGTCGATCAAGGACTCGGTTCACCAGCTCTTGAGCAACCAGGTTCAAGAGCTTGGGTTGGGCCGGTTCTACGATGTTCTAGCCACCGAGATTCGAGGGCAGAACGGCACGAGCTTTGGGTTTGCCGGTTTGTCGGCTCAGACCCGCGAGTCGATCAAGTCGTGGGAAGGATTAGACCGCGCTTGGATTGAGGAAGCGCAGACGGTCTCGAAGCGTTCGTGGGACATCTTGGAGCCCACGATTCGTAAGCCTGGCTCCGAGATTCTCGTGAGCTTCAACCCGTCGATGGACACCGACGAGACCTATCAGCGGTTCGTGGTGAATCCTTCGGATGAGGTTGTATCGTCGTTCATGAACTGGAACGACAACCCGTGGCGCTCAAAGGTTCTCGATGCTGCTCGCGAGCGAATGCAGGCCGCAGCACCTGATGATTACGCGCACATCTATATGGGGATGTGCCGGCCGGCTGTTGAGGGCGCGATCTACTACACCGAAGTGAGCAAGCTCAGGTCTAGTGGTCGTCTGTGCAATGTGCCCTATGACCCAATGCTCAAGGTCCACGTTGTGACTGACCTGGGCTTTAACGACTACATGAGCTTGATCCTCGTTCAGAGGTTGGCGAGCGAGATCAGGGTGATTCGGTACATCGAGGACCGACAACGGTACATCCCGAGTTACCACCAGGAGCTCAAAGACCTGAAGCTCAACTACGGGAAGCTCTATCTACCCCACGACGGGAAAGCGAAGCATGTCACTGGTTCAAGTGCCGAGGAACAGTTCAGGGCTTTGGGTTGGGATGTGGAGATCGTTCCTGACATTGGTCTTGAGCAAGGCATCCGAAAGACTCGTGAAGTCTTTGGTCGGTTCTATGTGGACAAGTCGAACGCGAGTGAGCTTGTCAATCGTTTGGGGCGATATCGCAGACGAGTCAACAGCGAAGGACAGGCTTCCACACCCATGCACGACGACGAATCCCACGGTGCTGACGGCACACGCTACCTTGCAATAGTCGCTGACCAGATGAGCAACGACACGCACAAAGTGACCGACCCGAACAAAGCCTTCCGTAGGGGTTGGGCTGCCTGATGGCGTACAAGAAGAAAGGCAAGGGCGACAAGGTAGCGCCCAAGCTCTCGAAGGACAGTCAGGCCAAAAAGGACCTGCTGAAACGCGTTCGCGAGCGCTATAAGGTCATGAGCGAGTCGGACCAGGAGAACCGCACAGGTGCTATTGCCGACATCAAGTTCGTGAATGAGCCAGGCGCGCAGTGGGACGCGAACATGAAGCGGCAGCGGGGCAACCGGCCGTGCCTCGAGGCCAACACGCTGCGTATCAATGGCAAGCGGATCATCAACGAGATCAGGGCCAATCGTCCCCAAGGACACGTCAGGGCGGTTGAGGGAGGCGACAAGGAAGGCGCCGAGCTTCGCGAGGGGTTGGTCCGAAACATCCTCAACATGTCGGACTTCGACTCGGTGACGGACTACGAGGCCGAGTATCAGGTTGACGGTGGGTTAGGCGCTTGGCGGATCGATACCGACTATGCCAATGATTCGATGTTCGATCAGGACATCCTCGTCAATCCGATCAAGAATCCTCTGTGCCTCTATTGGGACCCTGCGTGCAAGGACGTGCTACTCAAGCGCGATGCCGAGGACTGGATTCTCATCGACACCATGTCGGTCGCCTCCTACGAGGCCGAGTACAAGGACGCCGAACAGTTCGACTTCGAGACTGACGACGTTGACTCTGAAGATTGGGAGACCGACGAGACCATTCGGGTCTGCGAGTATTGGTACAAAGAGCCGTACAACAAAGAGCTGTGGTTGATAGAGCTACCGAAACAGGATGGCTCAGGCGGCGTTGATCGGCTAACCGTCGACTCGACGAGCGACGAAGCAGCGGCGCTGGTTCGTCAGGGCATCAAGCCGGTCAAAACCCGTGATGTTCACTGCCACAAAATCATGATGTGCGTGGCCTCTGGGAAATCGATTCTCAAAGGCCCGGTCGAGTGTCCAGGAACCGAGTTCCCTTTCGTGGTGGCACACGGCGAGATCAAGGTCGTGGACGGCAAAGTCCGGTGGTGTGGTCTTCACAGGTACAGCAAAGACGCGCAGCAGATTCACAACATCTTTTGGACGGCTGCGGCTGAAACAGTCGCGCTGGCTCCGAAGGCTCATACGTGGGCGACCGTAGCGCAGGCTCAAGGTCTCGAGGAGAGTTGGGCAGAGGCTCACGACAAGAACCTACCGTATCGGCTCTACAATCCTGACCCTCAAGCTCCAAGCGCTCCGGTGCAGCATCCTGGCGCTCAAGTCCCGGTCGCGATGATGGAAATGGTCGCGCTGTCCTCGCAGATGGTGCGCACGACATCTGGACTGCACGAGGCATCGTTCGGCGAGGAGTCTAACGAGAAGTCTGGCATTGCCCTGGAACGGAAACAGAACCAAGCTCAGATCGTCACGTACAACTTCCCCGACAACATGGCGAAGGCGGCTAAGCGTACCGGCGAGATCATCCTCGACCGAATTCCGGTGGTGTACGACGCCGAGCGCGAGCTTCGGGTCCTTGGAGTGGACGGTGCCGAGGATTACAAGAAGGTCAACCAGCTCGTATTCGACCCGGCGACCGGGAAAACGCTACGAGTGAACGACCTGACCGCCGGCAAGTACGACTACTACGTCAAGAGCGGGCCTAGCTACTCGTCGCAGCGTGAAGAAGCGGCAGAGATGTACGGCGAGATGGTGAATAAATTCCCGGACCTTATGGGTGTTGCGGGGGATTTGATTTTCAAGGCTTCAGACTTGCCGTACTCCGACGAGATCGCGAAGCGGATGCAGACCTTGCTACCGCCGCAGATTCAGCAGCAGTTGAGCGAAGGCAAGGAGATCCCGCCAGAAGCTCAAGCGGTCATGAATCAGGCTAACCAGGCGATGCAGCAGGTTCAACAGCAGACCCAACTCGTGCAGCAGGCTGCGCAAGAAGTCCAGCAGGACCAAGCGACGAGCGAGAAGGCGAAGGCCGAGGTTCAAACGGCAATGGCGAACCTAAAGACGGCTGAGGCGCAGTTCGAGACGAAGGTTGCCAAGGCCGTTGCAGACCTACAGATGCGAGAGCACAAGCTAGCGATGCAATCGGCCCAGATCGAAGGCCAGCAGCAGCAGTCCGAGCAGCAGCAAGGATCGTTGTCGGAAGCGGCGAAGGCCGTAGAGACCATTGACTCAGCGGTCGCTCAGTTCATTCAAGTGGCTGCCGATCTCATGGCGAAGATCAAGGCCGAGAGCGGCGTGACGATTGTCACGCCGAAGAAATCACGCTTGAAAGGTATTCGAGCGCAGAGAGTCAACGGTGAGCTCGTTGCGGTTCCCGAGTATGACGGCGAGTCCGACGAGCCGAGAATCGCGAGGGTGCGTGCTTCACGCGGGCCAGATGGCTCTTTGATGGGCACGCCAGAGTACGAAGATCAAGCGGCAGAGCCGCAACCAACGTCTACGGTTCAGTAGGCGCGCCTACCGGTTGGTTTAACCGGGCGATCCAACGAGGATTTTATGACGACTGAGGCAACTCAGGGCGCGACTGCGCCCGTTTCCGATGCAAACGCGAGCCAGCCCCAGGTCTCGACGGAAGTCGAGCCGAAGGCGCCTGGAAGCGAAGCAGGCTCATCCCCTGCCGCTACCGAACCGAGCGATAAGGTCAAGCCGAAAGGTGCAGACCAACGGTTCGGAGAACTGACACGACGATGGAACGAGGAGAAAAGGCGAAGCGACCGGTTGTTGAGGCAGAACGAGGAGCTGATGCAGAGGATTCTGTCTCAGCATCCGCAACAGCAACCAACGCAGCCCAAGACTCTCAAGGACTTCAACTACGACGAGGCTGCTTTTCTCAAGCACGCGAACACCGAGACAGCTTCTACGGCGACCGATGCCGTCAAGGCGACGCTGGCTCAGGTGCGTGCCGAGGAAGTGGCTAAGCAGCGTAGGGCGAAGTTCGACGAGAGGCTCACGGCTTTTACGAGCACCGTTCAGGACTACGACGAGGTTGTGACGGACATGACCCCGGTCTCCAAGGACATGGCGGAAGCCATTCAAGAGTCGGAGATACCGGGCGAGATTCTGTACTACCTCGGAAATAACCTGGACGTGGCCACGAAGCTCTACCAGCTCCCACTTGCAGCCGCAGCGAAAGAGATCGGCCGACTCGAGGAACGATTGATCGCCGAGCGCAAGAAAGCGTCTGGAACGTCAGTTACCAAGGCCCCGCCGCCTGTGCCGAAGGTCGAAGCGAAGGACCCCGGCAACGTTGAGAGCGACCCCAACAAAATGTCGCAGGCTCAATTCAACAAGTGGCGGGAGAGCTACATATCGAAACGGTAAGGAAACGCAATGTCAAGCACATTCGTAGTCACCGATCTCGTCGCCAAGGAATCTCTGCGCGTCGCGCATGAGTCTTTGTCGATGATCGGCACGGTGGATCGTCAATTTGACGATTCGTTCAAGTACGGGGGCAAGCACGGGTCTACCCTCAGGGTGAAAAACCCGAACCAGTACAAGCGTCGTCAAGGCACTCGGGTCATGGACGTGCAGGACCAAGCCGAGGCCGCGCAGACCATCACCGTTGCTACTCAGGACGGTGTGGACATGAAGTTCAACTCGCAAGAGCTGATCCAGAGTGTCGATAGCGGGGCTAAGTTCGACGAGTTGTCGAAGAACTACATCTCGCCCGCGGTGAAGGTGCTGATGTCGGGTATTGAGGCGGACGCCATCGCGTTCTGGACGAAAGCGACCGCGAATGTGGTCGGTACGGCCGGAACGGCTTTGACGACCATCGAGGTTCCGACACTCGCTCGAGCTCGGTTGAACAAGAACCTAGCCCCGAAGGATGGACAGCGGTACTTCCAGATCGAATCAACGGCGATGGCCGGCATCGTCAACGGGTCGAAGGCGTTGTTCCACGACGGCGGGCAGTTGAAGGAGGCTTTCCGAGAGGGCTTTATCAGCCGTAACGCCATGGCGGATTGGTACGAGAACGACCGCATGTGGACGATGCCCAACTCCGCCGACGTTGCTGGTGAGATCAACGCCGGAACACTGACGAGCGGCATCGAGGCTCTGACGGTCGACGGCATCACGGCTGCTCCGGTGGCGGGGATGGTGTTCACGGTCGAGGGGATTTACGACGTACACCCCGAGACCAAAGTCGCCTATCCGTATCTGAAGCAGTTCGTAGTGACTGCTGGGGCGACGACTACCAACCTGACGTTCGCGCCAGCGATGATCTTCGCGACAACCGACGCCAAGCAGAACTGTTCTGGTACGCCGGCAAACAACAACGACATCGTATTCGTCGGGTCGCTGACCACGAATTACGTTCAGCAGTTGATGTATCACAAGGAGGCGTACCAGTTCATCACGGCAGAGCTGCCGATCATGGACGACGCTCACAAGTGCGTGCGGAAAACGTCCGACAACTTGTCGGTCCGTGTATGGATGGCATCGGACATCCGCAACGATGAGTTGCTGATGCGTCTGGACATCCTGTACGGATTCGCCGCATTGAAACAGGAATGGGGTTGCCGTCTGATCGGCGCCGCGGGTTAAGGAGGAAGGAACATGGCAACTCAAGACTACGAACAGGTCACTTATAACTCGCCTGGTGGCGCGATGATCGGATCGAGCGCAACGGAGAAAGTCGGATTCTTCGGTGCGACTCCGGTCGTTCAGCAAGCCATCACGGCGGTGGGGACCACGACGGCCACCACGGCGCTGAACGAGACGAGGATCACGCGTCTCTACACCGCACTGGTCAATCTCGGGCTCATCACGACGGCCGGCTAAGAGGTTGGGGCGCGGGGTAAAACTCGCGCCCCTTTTTTATGAGCGAACTGTATTTCGACGCTGGGAAACCGGCAGTCGGCCAAAAGGTCATGCTGGCAACTCCGGTTTATGAGAGGCCAGCGGCGTGTTACGTCTATTCGATTGCCAACAGCCGAGAGGCGTTGCATGAGGCTGGGATACAGACAGCTTACCTACTGCTTTCTGGTAATTGTCACGTAGACGATGCTCGAAACCGATGCGTTCAGGAGTTCTTGCTATCCGATTGCACCGACCTGGTGTTTTTGGATGCCGACGTATCGTGGGAGCCAGGTCAGTTAGTGCAGCTCTGCCAGTACGACGAGGATTTAGTAGGCGGGGTGTATCCGTTCCGTCGTGAAGATGGGAAGTCGGCTGAGAAAATGCCGGTGCTTCTCGTGGACGGTGAAACCTCGGACAGTCAAGGGCTCATGAGTGTCGCGGGTCTGCCTACAGGATTCATGCGGATACGGCGCAAGGTTCTAGAGGCATTGTCGAAAGACGCCGATCACTACTGGCTCACCACGGATCGCAGGGCGCCCGTGCCGATTCTTTTCGAGCGGACCATCGATCGAGGTACTCGACTCGGCGGTGATTTGAACTTCTGCAAAAAGTGGGCGCTGAAGGGCGGGTCTATACGCGCCGCTCTCTACATGAGACTCGGACATTCAGGGTCGGCATTGTTGCAAGACAGTCTCGCGGCGTTCATTCGCCGGCAGAACCACGAGACATTGCCTTATCTGGTGCGCGAGATACGCGCCAAAGAATTTTGTCCAGATGCCATAGAAGAAGGCATCAAGCTCGCCGGAAATCCCACCTTTTCGGCACCTCAAGAAGTGTTGTCGCTGTGTGTATCTCTTGCCAAGAGAGCGAAAGGTCCGATCCTCGAGGCGGGTAGCGGGCTATCGAGCATAGTCCTGGCGGCTGCCTCTGACGAGCCTGTGTACGCCCTCGAACACTCCGACCGGTGGGCGGCTGTCACGCGGGATTTGGCCAATAAAGCGGGGCTTAATAACGTCCACATCGTTCGGTGCGAGATCGCAGACGGTTGGTATGACGTACCGAATGATCTCCCGAAAGAATTTGCTCTAGCCCTCAACGACGGACCGCCTCGTCACATGGGCGATCGGATGGGGTTGTTCGATCGGTACGGCAATACACCGGCCATCGTTTGTGACGATGCGGATAACCGAGTTTTCGGTGACAAGTTGCAGGTATGGGCAGTGGAGCGTGGTCGGCAAATCTCGTTTATCGACCGCGCGGCGCTGATTAGGTAACAGGAGATCGTATGTCCTACTACAAGCTATTCGTCCCGAAACAAGCGGTCGGTGCGAATCTCGTCTATTTCGATCTGTTCAACGTCTCGACTAGCGGCTACACGCTACTGGTCGAGTCCGTGATTCCCGTGATTTCCGGCGCGGTAGCGGTGACTGGCGTTGTCGGCGTGGACCTTCTGCTCACTCGCACGAGTGCGGTCGGAACTGGCGGTACGGCTGCGGTCGCTGAAGGCGCGACTATCACTGCGATGACGTTCTCGAATCAAAATGGCGACCAGCCGATAGACCTGACAAAGGTGAGCGCTCGGTTAACTCCAACCGGTGGAGCGACGGCCGGAGCGATTCTAGCCTGGCGCTGCGGGTTTCCAGAAGAGACCAACGGCGGGACCTATACCCAGATCCTAGACTTGGTGAAAGGGTGGGACCAAAACGCTCCGTGCATCACCGTCAAAGGCGGAACCGGAATTCGCGTGATCCAAGGCGCGGTCGCGTCGGTCGGCAACATCGGCTTTGACGTAGCGCTTCGTCTGAAGCAGCTATGACCACGAATGTCGTGATAATCGGTGACGCGCTCCGCTTGCTTGGAGTCGTCGCTGAAGGCCAGTCGGTTTCTGCTGAGCAGGGTTCAAACGCTCTGCGAGCGCTCAACCAAATGATGGAGCGCTGGACCGAGGACCGCATCGGACTAGGATACTTCGCTCAGAGCTCGACGACCGATACTTGTCCGATTCCTGCATGGGCTGAGCAGGGAGTTATCTCGAAGCTCGCTCAGAGGCTCATGGCGGACTATCCGTCGACTCAACCTCCGGCCTGGGTGTTGAGCGATTCAGAAAACGGCTACGGGACCATCGCTCGCAAGTGCATGGTCGAGCGGATGAAGCCGGCGCGGATGGATCATATGCCTGCCGGAGAGGGGCACACGATCTGGCGTTCGCGGATTTTAACTGACGAGCCGTAATGCCTTCGATCAGTTTGCCGCTCCACTCTTACGCGCTAAGAGCGGCTCAGGCGTCCACGTCGCGGCTGGTGAACTGTTATGTAGAGCAGTTACCGCCCGACGACAAGACTCCGGCTCTACTGATGCGAGCGCCCGGTTTGCCGAGCTGGGGGACGGTAGGGACTGGACCAATAGAATCTTTGCACTCTGACCATGGTTCGCTGTACGTCGTGTCAGGTGGCGGTTTCTACACGGTCACATCGGGTGCTGTTGCGACTCTCCGTGGAGCGGTCGGAAGCTCGAGCGAGATCGACATAGATTCCAGCTTGCTTGCCACGGTGATTGTGAGTCCGCCCAATGCGTACACCTGGACTCTCGCCACATCGACGTTCGCACAGATTACGGATGCCGATTTCACGACTCGCGGAGCCGGAGATGTTGAGCACTTAGACGGGTACATGCTGTTTCGCGAGCCCGATACTGCGAGGTTTTTCGGTTCCGATTTGAACGACGCAGCGGCTTATGATGCGCTGAATTTCGCCACGGCTGAAGGCGCGTCGGACGTACTGGTCGGAATGAAAGTCGATCACCGGCAGATCATCCTCGCAGGTGAAAAGTCTATCGAGCTGTGGGAGAACACCGGGGTAAGCGGGTTTCCGTTTGAGAGAAGCATCAACGGATTCCTAGAGCTCGGGTGCCTGAACGGGAAAACCATAGCGAAGATCGACAACAGCGTGTTTTGGGTCGCGAGCGATTATTCGGTGCGCCGCCTGGACGGTTTGACCCCTGTCCGCATCTCTAGTCATGCGGTCGAACAGTGGCTCAAGGGCGCCACGCTAGCTTCGCTGAGAGCATGGACCTTTACCCAGGAAGGCCACCTGTTCTACATGCTGACCGCCCCTGAGGGGGCGTTCTTCTACGACATCACGACACAACTTTGGGCAGAACGAGGAAGCTACGGATTCGACACTTGGAACTGGGGCAATCCGGTCGAGTTCGCAGGCAAGGTTCTTGTTGGATCAACGACGAGTAACGTCATTGCCGAACTGTCGCCAACGGTTTACGAGGACCTGGGCGATCTCCAGGTCATGACGTGGACGTATCAGGCTGTAAAACCTCCTGATGGTAGCCGTAGGGCGTATTTCAGCAGCCTTGAGGTTGTTCTTGAGGTCGGAGTAGGGCTTACCACTGGCCAAGGCAGTGACCCTCAGATGATGCTCAGTATCAGCGACGATGCTGGTAGGACTTGGCTCGCGTTACCGACCAAAACGATAGGCGCGATTGGCAAATATCGAACACGTGTGAGGTGGGCGGGCTTGGGGTCTACCGATTCCCCTCACGGCCGCGTGTTTCGCTTCTCGATCAGCGACCCGATCCAGGTGGCGGTGGTGGATGCTCTGCTCGACTACCACGGGTGAACGATGCGTGCGCTGGTGTTGTGTTTGGTTTTGCTGTGCGGGTGTGACGATGAGGCTTTGCGCTATGCCGATGGTACGGAGTGGGAAAACGTGAGCCTATCGCCAGGAAGGATTTTGCCGCGGGACATGGACTCGCGGCAGTATGCTCAGTGGGCAGCAGGACAGCAGGCGATACCTCATCGTGACATCAAAACATTCGCTCCGGTATGGGGTGGTTTTAGTTCCAATCCGTCCGGTGACGTAAGTTACGTTGATACTGGCGGATTGGTGTTCATGTGGTTCGGAAATACTGGGACTTCTAATGCCACTACGTTCACGTTCACCGGAATCCCGATTGCGATAAGGCCACTGGCAGATTTCAGGATCATTGTTTCCGCTTTCAATGGTGGTGTGCCGGTCGCAGCTGAGGCAAATGTACTGACTTCTGGTGGCGTAGCTTTCAGTGCTCCAGACCCATCCGCTTCGCCGGATTTCGAGTTTGATGTTGCCGCATGGGCTAACACCGGCGCCAAAGGGTGGACCGGACTCATCATGTACCCGAAGTGAGGTAACGGAATGCCATTCCCTGACGCAACCGGCTGGGTTCCTAACCAGCAACTCAGCGGCCTAGCGGCTGCGGCTGGGG